CATTAATACTGCTAAATAAATATATTTCATTTTTAGGATATAACTTTTTATATTCACTACAATATAATTGAGTATAATAACTTTTTCCACTTCCACTTGCTCCCGTAATATATAATATCTGTCTTTCTTGTTGTTTATTAGGTATTTGCTGTATAGTTTCAAAAGATTTATTTAAAACAATTTTAGTCATAGGATTATCTAAATCTGCTGTCTTATCACTTATGCTAATAATTTTATCTTTTTTTTTATCATTTTTATTAATAACTTTTGCTACAACTTTTCCTATATTTTCATAATTCATTTATATATAATTATAATATAAATATATATAATAAAATTAATTAAAGATTAAACTTTTTTTTAAAATCTTCTAAACTCTCCTCAAATGTCGGTTTATTCCATAATAGATTCAAACTTAAAGATGATGCTGTAATAGGTGAGTTATAGTTTTCTGTTCCTAATGCTTTATGTCTTTTAATATAATTCGCTTTTTTTAATGGATTATTATGGTCTATAAATGTTTCGCTAAACCTACTACCAAAATGAGTTTTTATAATTTTATCTCCAACTTCAAAAATCGCCATTAGTTTTTTATCTTTTCTTGTTGATGGTATTATATCAATTAATTTAATATTAACCATATTTTATATATATATATATTATATTTTAAGGTTTTTCAAAAGTTAATGTAAAAGGATTTTCACTATTTAATATTTTCTCTTTCCATATTTTTATTTCCGCTTCTCTATCATCTTGTATTTTTTGCCTTCTAACTTGTTTTTTCTGTTCTAATATATCCTTTTTATGAGTTTTATAATAGTTAGTATTATAATTTTTTACATATATTTTTCTATCTAAATCTTTATTAGGTTCTATTGATTCATTCTCTATATGATGATTAGAAATATCCATTTTATATATATATAAGAAAATAAATATAAAAATTAAAATTAATTAATCCAAATACTAACTAATGCGTCGGGTTCTACTTTTAAGTCATTACAACCTTTTATAACCATTTTTCTAAATGCTTCTAAATCCATAAATAAATCTTTCATAGCAATAATTCTTAATATACACCATCTCCCACAAGTATTAATGCCGTCTTCGTGTGCTTGAAAAGGAGTCTTATTAATAACATATTTATATTTAGATTTCTTAACTAAATTAGTTAAATAGTCTGTCTGTTGTCCTAATAGTTTATTCTTAATTGCTCCAAAAGTATCTTTTTGTTTATCTATATCTTTTCCATAAGAATTAAAACTCTCTATAATATTTTTATATTTTAAAAAACAAACCCAGTGTCCGACATTCTTTTCTTGTTCTACTAAAACTATTCTAAAATCAATAGGTAAAGGCAACAAATCATCAATAGTTCTATAATCTTTAATTTCACTATATTTCATTACTTCGCTATTCTTTCCACTTCCAAAATATCTCTCTACATCAGCATCAGTTAAAGGGGTTTGTATTCTTTGTATAATATCAGCAACATCTAAATTAGGGGGGATTGAAAAATTACTATTTTTAAACATTATAATATAACAAAAGAAAATAATTAAAAATTAGAACCAAAATAAACATATATATTTTTATTACTTTTAATTAGAGGTATTAATTTTTCATTAATATTATTATTTATAGAATCAATCATAGTCTTTAAAGATGGTTTAAGTTTATTCTTATTAGTATTAATTTTCATCATCTTTAAATGAGTTAAAATAATATCTTTATTAATCGGTTTAAACTTTTGCTCTAATAACAATAATAAAGTGTTTAAATCACTCATAGTTTTATAATCTTCTCCTAATGAGGAGTTAAATATACTTACTAAATCATTTTGTAATTTTTTAGCATTTATTAATTTCGCATAACTATATAATCTTTTTAATGCTTTAAAATATTTCTTATCATTAGCATAAGAATATAAATCATTTAAAATTGATGTTTTTATATCTTCTATACTTACATATTCAGTTAAATTAAACTCTCCAATTCTTATAATATATATATCACTATATTCAGTTATATTATGGTCTTTATCAATTGCGATTATATCTAATTTAATTCTGCTTTTTTGCTGTAAGCAATCAGTAAATAAAAGTATATTTCCATCTATATTTTTATAACCTCTTTTTATTTCTTCTTTACTCCATTTTTGCGGTTGTCCTCTAAATACACCACATTTAAAATCAGTAATCCATATATTAGGGTTTTCTAATGCTTCCTTATATTTATCTTTAAATAAATTATATATATGATAATATATATCACTTGACTTCTTAAATGTCTTACCTTCTAATAAGTCATAATCAGCACTATATAATATATTCTTATCCGCACTTGAACCGACTAAACTTTGCTCTCCATCAATAGAAAGAAAAGCATATATACTTTTATTATCCATTTATATATATATTATATTATAATTATAACTTAAATATAATTCTAAATATTATTTTTACAAACAATATTGAGAACAATTTTTAAGTCTTTATTGCCGACTTTTAGATTATATTTAGATTATATATAATTATTACAATAAATAATATAAAATAATATAATAAATAAATAAAATAGATTATAAATAGATTGTTTTAAGTAATAATTTTAAAATTATTACACATTTTAATATAAAATAATCTAAAAAGAGTTAGATTATAATATTTTTATATATTATTTTAGATTATGTATTGTAATAATCTAAAATAATCTAAAAGGTCGCCTTTGCTTCCATATAGTTATTAATATTTATTGAAAATATTATATTTATAATGAATATTTAGCGTCTTGTAGTCATATGCGACAAACGCCCACCCGAAGATACACCACCCGACATTACACCAAAACCTTTCATTTTTGCGTATGTTTGTTTATCATATTCTTTCGTCATAGGCATATCACCAACATTAGACAACATTTTCTCATTCATAGTCCCACCAACTAAACGAACATATTGAGATGATTGAATAGGGTCTAATGAACCCATCGCTTTTGCGTCAATAACCATTTGCTTTGTAAGTATGCCCGTGTATAGAGAACTTGAACCCGCAATTGTAGTCATAACGCCACTATTACAAGCAATTACAACAATTTCACTATTAGTAATATCCGCACTTGTATAATTCTTAACATCAATAGTGAAGGAAAGATTATATGAACCGAGAGAACCATTTGAGAGGTAAGATGGTAAGGATAAATCCATAGCGGGAGATAAAACTAACAGCGAACCAATTGTAGGCATAGTAGCAACCGAAGCACTTGTCGCAGACGCAGTAGCGGATTTTTGAACTTGTCCCGAGAATGCCTCCCACGATTGTTGCGAACCATTTTTGCGAGATATTCTATATAATTCTTGCTGTGAAGCAGTTGATAATAAACCACTAACATTATTTAAATTAATTTTAATATTTTGAATAGCAAGGAAACCCGATGCCTCATAGTATTTTAAATCTTGAATACGCTTTCTTACGCTTATTAAAAAGTAATCGGGCAACTGATTTAATGTTATGTTATTAGCAGTTAAAGTTGTAGTAGGCGAAGCAGACGCAGTTAGAGTTGAATTAATTGCTGTAATATAACGGGGAAGGTCTAAATATGGAACAACATTTCTCGCCTCAATTCTGTCTTCGGGTTGCGAAGAAATGAAATTGACTAACATTTCGCAGTCGGGGAAAACTGATGATGTATTATTAGTAGTATCAGTAGGAACACTAATACCACCTTTAATAGAGGTTAGAGTATATCCACTATTAGCAGAAGTCCAAAAGCGTCTAAAAGCACTATCAATATTAAAATTAAAATTAATATTTGAAACGCCGACTAATGCTTGTGAGTTGAACTCGGGCGAACCATACAAAAATGGAGATAAGCAGAAAATAGGTTCGCATACCTCTATTTGAAGTCCAATAGTGAAAACATCAGTAGTCCCCGAAGATAATAATGTTTTTGAATTAGTTGAAGGAGAAACTAATCTATTAATACCCATTATTTTAATAGGATGTGTCCCACGAGGATTATAAGCGGGATTGTAATTTGCTTGCTGAAAATTAGCAAGAGGATTATTGTTTCCAGTTGTAGAAATATCACCAAAATTAAAATAATAATTATCTAACAAATGAGGAGTCATACCATTATATTTAGAAACCTCCTCTTGTGAAGTCATAGCAAGAATAGAAGGGAGAACATCTTGCGAATTAACCGAAACGGAAGTATTGTTAATTTGAGCGGTTGCGGTTTGAAATAACTGATTGAGGCAAAATGGAGCGGGGGCATCTTTCTCACCTAACGCCAAAGCATAAGAACCCGAAGCAACACCAGTAATTTCCATAGTAAAATTGATTTTTGTTTTAATTAGAACCTCACGATTCACCAAAGTATTTTCACTTGGAACATTAACATTAAAAGTAATACTTGTTGAATTAGGAGAAATGGCGGGGAATGACTGATAATTAACGGAAGAACCTCCCGACATTACAGCATAAGTTAATTGCGAAGTTATACCAGCGATGCGACTATCTTTGATTAAAGCGGTTTTGAAATCAGCACTCATTTTTTATATATATTAATAATATAAATATATATAAATTATTCTAAACAATACTAAATATTATAATTTTAAATCCCTCATACTCATATTCGCAAATTGTAAAGTTTTTGTTTCACCTAATACAACCTTTTCAAATAATATTTTAATTGATGCTGTCCCTCCATTTGTAAGTTGAAAAGGGATTAACTCACCAGTTTTTAATTGATAAAAAACATTAATATCTATTTGGTTTAATGGTTGATTACCAGTTAAAGTTATATATCTATATTGTCCGCTTGGAACATATAAAAGATTTGGTCTATAACCTTGCTGATTAGTCATTAAATCAGTAATCATTAATAAATGTTGAGTTGTATTACGCTCACTATCGGGAGTATATGTATCTTTATTATTTTTATTTTTAGATGCTGATTGTTGATTTGCTATTATAGGCAAAGTATTACTGATAAAAACAATACTATTAATCGGGGTCATTAAATCAATTGAACTCCATTCTTGCTCCGCTTTAATTATATAATCTCTATAAGTCATAATAGAAGTAGGAGGAACATTTGGAGTAAAATTATTATAATAGTTATAATTTGGATTATTAAAAACAGAATTAGATTTAATCCAATTAGTTAAAAAAGAAGGTTTAAATATTAATCTATAAACCTCATCAATAGAAGAAGTAAATCCATCATAAGCAAGTAATTTTTCTGATAAATAAGGAAATGTTGAAATTAATGTATAAAAATTAGGAGAAACACCTAAACCAAAAGTAGCAAAAAAATCACTACCATTATAAGTATTTCCACTACCAATTGATATAGGAAATCTATATGCGTTTCCAGTAATATTAAAATTATCTAATGTTATAAATTGAGGAGAAACATATATATTAACTTTTTGTGATGCTTCGTCCCATTCAAAAGTAGGCGGAAAAACCCAATTATCAATTTGATTTTTTAAAGCGTTGCTTTCTGCGGGTGTATAACCATCGCTATAATCTACTGCTCCATCTAATATAGAATTATAACCATTACTTAATGCTTCATTTACTATTACATCAAAAAAATAAGAGTATGAATAACAATAAAAATATTCATAATTTATATGCTTTCCATCTTTATATTCTTCAAAAGTCGGTTTATAAACATTAGGATTTTGCGGTTTCCACGCAATATATCTATGAGTATTATATTTTGGAACGTCTTGAAAACCAGTATGGAAATATTCATAATATATTTCATAAGCGGTTGCTACATATCTACTTTCATCGTGTATATTACCATTAGGGTTAGGAGATACATTTTTATCTGTATTTGGTTGAATAATTAATACGGGCATATTTGGAGTATCAATTTGAAATCTTACAACGCTCATTTTATAATCTCCCGTATTGTTTATAATCGGTGTTTCAGTTGTTTCTATAAATCGGGCGGGTGTATCTGTATTTCTTCCTATATTATGCTGTAATATATCGTAATAAACTCTATCGGGATTATTTGCTTGTTTAAAATCGTTTGTTTGCGACATTTATATATATAATTATTTATTATTATTTTTATATATATTTAAACTAAATTATTTCTTATTCTTTATTTTACCTCCTTCCATTTTTTTCTTATTATAAAGTTCTATAAATCTTTCTTTCTTTTGCGGTGTTAATGATGCTAATCTCATATTTAATTCAATTTTATTTTTATATTTAGGCACTCCATAACCCATTTGGTTTAATATTTGGTATAAATCTTCGTGTTCTATTTCTAAAATTAATTTAAAAAAATCATCTACTTTCTTTGGTTCTTCTTTCTTCTCTTCTATTACCATTTTAATATTTTGTGGTTTAGTTAATTCTTTTTTTGGTCTTCCTTTCTTCTTTTCCATTTTATTATATACATCACCCGTAAGAAATGCTCTTACATCTTTTTCTTTTTCGGGTTTTTTATCTACTTTACTTAATATTAATGGTATAAGTTTATTATTTATTAAATCCTCATCAATTTCGTATAATGGTTTTTCTTCGCCTTTATATTTAAATATTTTTTTTAACATTTTATAATATATATCTTCACCTACAAAATTAATAGGTATATCTTCTAAAAACTTTTTTAATGGTTTTACTTCATCTAAACTCTTCTTTTTTGGTTCTTCAATTGTTATTTTAATATTTTGCGATTCTTCTTTCTTTTCAATTGTCTTCTTTTTTGGTAATACTTTTTCTATTTCAATTTGTTTTTTCAATAATTCTCCTTGTTTTTTTAATTGTTTTTTCTCCTTTAATTGTCCCTTTTTAATTTTTTCATATTGCTCTATTTCTGCTGGATTTTCTCTATTATATAAAAAGTCAGTCTTATTTACATCTAAATATACATTTAAATCATCTTTAATTAATTTTAAGCATATCATTCCCGTTGATGTTTCCATTTCTTTAATAAGTGATTTATCTTGTGTGAATCCTCCATCTATTTTAAAAACTTCGTGAGTTGGTAAATATTTTGCTAATTGTTTTCTAAATATATCAAACTTCGGCAAATTACCATCTCTTAAATATCTATCGCTTATTATCATACATAAAACTCCGCCTTCTCCTAACATATTAAACGCTTTTGCTACAAAATCTATATCGTGATAGACTACATCTTCTTTTTTTGCTAATTTTGTTTCTTTATCAAAAACTATTCTCTGTGTTCTTATATTAAATGGCGGATTTCCTAATATGTAATCATAATTTACACGGGCATTTAAAGTCATAAAATCGCAATTGCTCCATTTAATATTATCTATGCCTTCAAAATATAATTGCCCTATTGTGAAAAATGTCGGGTGTAATTCATTACAATCTATAAACATATTTGCTCCTAACGGCATATTTACTAAACCTCTAATAACATTACCTATTCCCGCTGTTGGTTCTAATATTTTTAAATCTGTTCTATTATCTTCTTTTATTCCACTATAATTTATTAATAATTCTACTTCGCTTTGCGGTGTAAAGTTTGCTTGAAAAGTTGTAATTATTTGCTTATCAATTCCTCCTAATGTTTCTAATATTTTTGTTAAAGGTTTTCCTTCTTTTATCATTTTTCTAATCTTATCTTTATCTATATTTATATCTTGTTTAATTTTTTCTTCTGTAAGGTCGGGATTTCTATTTAGTTTATATTTTGTATCACTACTAAATCTCTGTAATCTCATATTAACTTCTTTAATATTTTTTTCATAAAAATCTTTATACATTTGCCTCTTCATTTTAATTTTTTCCTTATTTGTAAGGTCGGGGATTTCTAATAATGCTTCATTATAAGTTTTTATAAAATCATTATTTTCATTATCATTTACCTCTTCAAATCTCGGTTGTGCTAATAATAATTTTTCAAATCTATTAATGCCTTCTTGTTTATTAAACATTAAATTATATAATCTTATATCGGGTGATTGTCCGTATAAATTACCATATTTATCCATTCCTTCATAAGTTATAAGTTCTTCTCCATCTTTATTAAGTTTTTTCTTTTCGGGATATAATAATTTTTTAATTCCATTATTCATAACTTTATCTGCTTCTTTAAACCATTCATTATCATCATCATCATCTTCTTCTCCTCCTTTAACTCCTACTAATAAATGAATATTTACTATACTTTTACTTCCTTTTTTATGACTATCTAATCTTAACGCTCTTGCTATAATTTGCTCTAAAATTGCGTAATTCCAGTAAGGTTCATTTATTATAACATTATTAGTTTCTTTAAATGAAATACCTTCTTTTATAGATAATGTAAAAAATAAAACATTTATTTCATTAGTATTATATTTATCCATAACTACTTTCTTTTCTGTTGCTGATAAACTACCATCTATTACGCCATATTTTAACTCTTTAAAATCTTTATTTATAATTTTATATAATGGTTCTAATGTATAACCTTTAAATTGACTATAAATTATTGTTTTCTCTTTTTTATGTTTTCTTAAAAAGTTTATTATCCATTTGCCTTTTGCTACTATTGATTGATTCCGTGAGTTCATTAAATACGCATCTTTTTCGGGCAATTTATTTAGTAAATCTTCAAAATCATTATTCATTAAACCATCTTTTAATTGTTTATAAGTATATTCATTATTTATTACAAAATCATCATCGTCCAAGTTTTCTTCTTTCATTTTTTTAAGCATTTGTTTTGCTTTATAAGGGGTCAATTCATACGCTTCTGTTGGGTCATAAACAACCTTTTCAAAATGATATTTTGTTGATGGAAACTCTTTATTATCTTCACTAATTTTATAATAACTAATTAAACCTTGATAATATTGTTTAAATGATGGAGGGTCTAAAATTAAAGTTTTTAAATCATCTATTTTATGCTTATATAAAGGTGTTTTTTTATAACCTATTGATATAATCGGTTCTAAATCATATTGAGAATTAACAAAGAGCGTTCCAGTCATAAAAATAGTTCTTAAAAACTTATTTTCATTTTGTAATAATGTAATACCTAATTTTGTTCCTACTAATGAAAAGTTTTCTGTTTTCTTCCATTTTCTCGCACTCATTTTCTCTGTAATCGCCATAGTGTAAAAGTTCCTTAAATTGTGTATTTCATCTACTATTAATAAACTATTTGGTTGAAATATTAAATCAGTATTTAAAAATTGTTGATATGATACAAAGTAATATATATAATCTCCATTATCATTTTTTCGGTTCGGGTCAATTCCTCTTCTATACATTTCTTTAATTGTTCCAAAAACTAATGAGGCGGGGACTAAAAAATAAACGCTACTATTAGGATTTAAAACTGCGAATTGTTCCGCACAATTAACAGCAATCATAGTTTTTCCACTTCCTACTCCGTAATATAAAATTACGCATTCTTGCGATGAAACGCTCCAATCTTCAATAAACTTCTTTTGATATTCTCTATAATAATTAGGGTTTTTCTTTAAAAACTTATCAAAAGCGGTTTTATCTTCATCATATTCATAAACTTCGGGATTTAAAAATACTTCATCTTGCGTTCTTAAAAACTTATTTAAGTTTAATATATCATAAGCATCAAAAGATTTAACTTTTCTCTTTCTTTTTGCTCCCGTTTCATTATCTTCTAACGCATCTGCTAATTTATTAGTTAATTTTTCATTTTCTAATTGCGTTTTTGCTACTAATGCTTTCAATTTATTCATTTCTGCTAATTCTTCTTCGGTCATCGCTCCTCCTACCATTTTTGTTCCATTTTCACTATTATTAATATTTTCAAATAATTTCGCCATTTTTAATATTTTGCTATTTTGTTCTTTTATGCCTTCGCCTTTTGTATATCCTATTGCTACTGCTCCTCCCGCTAAACTACTATCTATCATTTGTGATGCTGTTGATGCTACTACTGATAATGGTGCTGATAATGGTGTATAACTTAATCCGTCTAATGCTGTTCCAAATGCTAATGCTAATGCTTTATTATTATTCATATTATTTAAATCTACTCCCGTTTCTTGCGACATTTTATTTCTTACTGCTTCCATTCCTAATTCATCTTCTCTTTGTTTTACTAATGCTTCTGCTTCTGCTAAATATATATGGTCTGCTGGTTTCCAAAACGGCAAATACCATATTCTTTTTCCGTCTAATACTTTCTTCGCTTCTTCTTTAATTCTCATAGTTTCGGGGAGATTAGCAAATCCACTATATAACATTTTAGGCAATAATTCTATTCCTCCTCCTTCCATTTCTAATATTTCTGTTTCAGTTGCTTTTGGTGCTGTTTTTCCTTTAATAGTTTTTTTTGGTCTTATATTTAAAAGAGAATGGTTTTTTTTTTCCTCTGCGGTCATAAATAAAGGGACATTTATTCCTTTTCCTACTAATTCTTTTATAAAATCATTACTCATTTCTCCTTTATGTTTATTAAGGAGATTTGCTAAATCTTGCCTTGTTAATGTTTTAAACTCACTTTTTATAAGATTCTCGTGTTTAATTAGTTTTTTATCTATTAATTTAGATTTTTCTTCCTCTTCTTTTTGTTTCTCTTCTTTTTTTTGTTTTTCATATTCTTTTTGTTTTATACTTGTATAAGTTTTTATAAATTGCCTCTTTTTTTCATCGGTGTTAAATGTTGCGTTTAATCTTATAGATAAATCTATATTATTACTATATTTAGGGACTTTATAACCTAATATATCAAATATATCTTTAACCATATTTGGTTTTAAACTAAAAATTATTGCGTTAAACTCTTTTGTTGTTTCCTCTTCTTTTTTTGGTTCTATTACCATTTTAATATTTACGGGTTCTTCTTTAACCTTTTTTGGTCTTCCTCTTTTCTTTGGTTCTTCTTTCTTTGGTTCTTCTTTAACCTTCTTTGGTCTTCCTCTTTTCTTTTTTGTCGCCATAATATCATCATATTCTTTTAATAATTTTTCTGCTTTTTTTTCAAGTGTTTTAGATGTTGTTTTCATTTTCATTATAATTAAATCTTGCCCTTTTTCATTATAATTTTTTATTCTATTTTTTGTATAGTTTATATCATAATTAATTTTCTCATTATTAGTTGTTTTATATACTTTTCCTTTATCCATTTTCTCTTTTTGTTTTAGTAATTTTTCTAATACTTTTTTTAATTCTTCTAATGACTTCTCTTTTGGCGGTCTTCCTCCGCCAGTTAAATCTTCGGTTGCTTTTGGTGCTGTATCTAATCCTAATTCTTTTTGTGCTTTTTCTAATAATGTTTGTTTAATACTTTCGCCCAGTTTTGCTCTTGTTTTTTTCCCGAATGTTAATCTATCCCACGCATCGGCGGATGCCTCATTCATTTTTTTTGTCCTTGCTTTTTGTGCGTCTGTAAAATCAAACCACCCTCCTCCTTCTTTTATACCTATAAAAGTATCTCCTAATTTTGCTAATTCTGCGGGTTGATGTGCTTTATTTAAATCTAATGGATTTGCTGTTGCGTCTATTTCTACCATTTTATTAGGTCTTTTTTGTAATCCACTTAATAAACTAACAAAATCGTTTTTAACTTTTACATCAGTTTGCTCTTTTGGATTAGTTCTTAACATATCATAAAAACCTACTGCTTTATTATAAGTAATAATTTCTTTTATTGGATAATCTTTTTGTAATGCTTGTAAATACAACCCCGCTCGTGAATGCCCTATACCTATAATATTATCTGCTCCATATTTTTCTATTGCTTTTAATTGTCTTTCTTTATGTAATTTAAATGTTTTTGTATTTTTAACTGAACCGAATGCGAAATATTTAGCATTATCAATCCAGTCATCCGCTCCTACACTTCCTCTATGAACTACTATTACATCTTTATCATTAGAACCATTTTTAGTATAAACTTTTACTCTACTATCACTTAAAGGGGCATCAATAGAATATCCTTCGGGTGCGATTGATGTATTGCCTTTATAACTTAATTCTATAAACTCTTGTAATACATTTGCGGGAACTCCTAAACCTTTCATTTTTGCTTTTTTCGGCATTTATTTATAATATATTAAAATATTAATTATTAATTATATTTTTAATTTAAATATATTATTATATATAAATGGATTATGATGTTTCTATTGAAAAAATATTAAATAATATTAGACAAAATTGTATTGAAATGAATAAATATCATAAAAAAAGATATTTTGAATTATCATATAGTATTAAATATTATAGATTACCAGTAATTATATTTAATGGAATTAACAGCATAATAGCGGTTGGATTACAAAAATATATAAGTCAAGAAATATTGAGTTTATTAACTTCTTTAATTGCTTTAACTTGTTCTATTATCGGGAGTATAGAATTATATTTAAGAATACAAAAAAGGTTAGAAAATGATTTAATTAGTCAGCGAGATTATTATATATTAAGTATTGATATTTATAAAACATTAAATATATCTATTAAAAATAGACCAGTCCCCGCGAAAGAGTATTTAGAGAAAACTTATAATGTATATATTAAATTAATTGAAAATAGTGATGTTTTAAATAATAAATTAAATGATTTATTAATCCCTATTGAAATGAATAATAATGAAAACGGAATTGTTGTTTTAGAACAATCTACAACCGAATAATAATAATATAAAAATAATATAAATTGTTTAGATTTTAATTTAAAGAAATAATAATATATTATATATATAAAATGGTTGAACTTACTTTAAGCGAAATATTAGATAAAAAGAATATTACTGAAAGCAGTAAAAAATTATATATTTCTAATTTTAAGAGGTTAAATGATGGCGAACCAGTTAAGAACTTTAAGTTTATTTTAGATATAGAAAAGATTAAAAATAAAATAGAACATTTTAAACCTAATACACAAAGAAATTATATTATATCTATTACATCATTATTAAATGATTTAAAAAAAATAAATGAAAAAAAATATGGTAAAATATATAATGA